ATTTACCCTTATTAATATAACAAAGGTCATACCCTCTATCCTCACAAAAATGGTGCATGGCTAAAAACCAACCATCACCAAGTTCTTTGAAATTAGGAACGTCTTCAAGTTTTTCATCAAACAAACTTGCAATTGCTGCTTGCATGCAATTACCACGACCCTCATCAACTATTGTCTGATAGACTTTAATCATCAATATAATCGATTTTCTCCAAGAAATATATTTCTTTAAATGGTTTAATTGCAATTCGAATTTCTTTTGTATTTAAACCAGTTTGTTCTTTAAGAAATAATAATATTTTATTTTTTGCAAATTTATTTGTGATTCTTTTATTATATTTTCCCTCTGGAGTATCTTCCATAAACAATAAATGCCAATTTTTCAAAATATTGGCTATAGCATCACCAACAATAATTTCGTTTTTCTTCATTGTTGTATCAGTGCTAATTCTGGTTTCAATTTTCTCTATAACAGTATTGATTAATTTTTCGAGCTGTTGTTGTTCACTGGTTTCGATTTCGTAGGTATATTCAACATTCTCATTTATTTCGTCAATATAATCATCAAAGCTTAGATTAATTTTTTTCTCAGTATAGCTTTTTTTACTATGGTCTTTATAATAATTTCTGATAATTGTTTGACAATAACTAAATGCTTTGGTTTTTACGCCAGATTTTGTAATTTTATCAGGATTAAATTTCACCATATGCTCAATTAAATGAGTAAGTGCATTGGATTCCACTTCTACCATATCATAATTTCCAATATGTATTGGATATCGTCTTAATATGGATTGTATCATTTTTCTAAACGGTTCGATTAGAATTTCATTATAGATTCTATTTTTTTCTTCAAGAGAATCTGAATTAATATAATCTATAACCGCCTGTTCTTCCCTTTCAGCAAAATACTGTACCGTGCTATCATTTTCTTTCATTTATGTAGATTCAACATATAGGATTATTTTTCAACAACCAATTTTTGTAATCTTGATATGTCAATTACTCTATCGTTCATAAAATTAGCTTCATTTGTTGCGGTTTCGAACCAAAATTTTCTTTCATTCATTGGCATCGTTTTTAAATAAGTATCAAACAAACTACCTTCACGGGTTGCCAAGTGTTTATATCCAATTTTTGGCATGGAGAATACTTTACATGCATTGTTTAATGCTCTTAAAAGGAATTCGTACATGAAAGCTAATTTAATATTAGATTTATATCCACCAATGTTTTTAAATTCAGACTTTTTGATAACAGCACCACTTAATTTAAAATCAGTATATTGTTTCAACGCATTAGCATTCAAATAACCCATTTCACCATTTTCACCAACAAATTGTTGTGCCCAAACAGTTTCATTAGTTAATTTAATACCTTGGTTCTGTTCATTAACTTCAATCATCATAGTTAAAAACACATCAATTTCAGGATACGTTTCTACATATTTGCTTGAGTTTTTGAAAAACGAAACACTATACTCATCATCGAATTCAAGTACCGAGAAATAATCGGTTGTTATGTGTTCAATACCAAAGTTAATTTGTGACTGATAATCGGTATTACCTTGATTTGCAATGTTAGTAAATTCCGAATGATAGTTCTTATCAAGAAATTCATTAACACTATTTACACAATCATATGCGGATATGATAATTTTATTTGGTTTTTCACCTTCTTGTTTATCTATTGATTCTAATGCTTTAAGTAGATAATTACCTACCTTTTCATTAAATTCGTGTACTGGAATTATTACTGATATATTCATTTTATATGTTTTTATTTAAAAATTATTCTTGTACTGGTGGTTGTGCAGGTGTAAGTGCACCCACTAAAAGACCTGCTCTTTGACTAATAATCTGAGAATAGATTTCAACTAATCTATTTTCACTTGCTTCTTGAGTATATTTGCTTGCAACAGCATCCATTGCTTCATATAATGTTGGTAATATACTGTCATCGAGAAACTTAATTAGAATTTCACCAGTTAATATAGGTAAGTCATAATAATTTTCAGTCCAGATACCTGCACTGTCAACAACTTTAGTGGCTACACCATTTTCATCTCTCTCAATAAGATATTCTGGCATAATATCTGGTTTTAAACAAATTGGAATTACACCAGACTTCATACATTCTAAAGGAAATGTACCAAAACTTGCAATTCTGTCTACCCAAACAGCAGCAAAATTACCTTGTAACCTTCTTGCAAAGTCTACTCTACGCATTGCTTGAGGTGGTTTACTCTTGGTAAGCATTGGGTCAAATGTCACCCAGTTATATTGTGGATATTTACTAAAAAACAGTTTAACTAGTTTACTGATTTCATTTGCATTTCTACCAATTATAGAAATAACTGGTTTTTGTGGTGTAATTGATTTTTCAAAATAATCGGGAATACCTATGTTATAGGTTCTGATATTAAATTTACCTTGTCCATAATAAGTCTCCAACCATTCTTTAAGTGTAGGCGATGTAGTAATAACATCTTGAATCCCGAATGATGTCCAATCTGTCCCCGGTATCAACGCATTCACCATATAATCAACAGATTGTAACAAACCAATTCTTACACATGGTAAGTTTTTAGTTTGTTCCATAATGTTGGAATATATTTCGGGAATGACCATTACGTCTTCAGGACCGACCGTGAGTTTAGGGTCTGACATTGACATGTGTTTATGGTTGGTGAGTTCCTTCTCCACCCAAACAGGTGGCACATAATCACCCTTTTCAACCAATACATATACATCATAACCCATATTTTTTACAACAGTTGCATGAAAATATATTTCATATACACTTGCAACGGGATTTTGTGATTCAGGTACAACAAATAAGAATTTAGATTTCTTAGTTACAATTTTATCGAGAGATACTTTAATCTTTTCGATTTTTTCTAATTCAGCTTGTTCTGCTGAGATTTTTAATTCTTCGCTCATATTAATCATTTTTATATTTAATTATTTTTTCAAAATCTTTATTATCAATTAAATCAGCAACTTGCAATACTTCAATTGAACCAGATTTTATACTCTCATTATAGGGTCTACTTAGTTTAATTAGTTTCTTACCCCAAGGCACACCAAGTTTTAAAATTTCAGGGTCGGTTGTAATTAGCACATCGGCATGTTTCCACATATCAATTGGGTTGTCGATAAATTTATAATTTCTAAATCGGCTTGAAATTTTACTTAGAAAGAAAAGTGTTGGTGGAATGCTGAACCTATTTTCAACAGACATTACAACAAATTCTACAGTATCATCATATTTTTGTAAAAAATTATTTACATCCAAATCTAACTGAGGATACATTTTAGGTGCAGCACCATGAATTTCAAATAAATAATCTTCATACATGAAACGATTATATACTTCTTTTGCACTTAATTTAATTTCTTTAGCTTTTTTAAATAAAAATATATCAGCATCTGCTTCACCATTTTCATCAACCTGATAATTAACTGGACTGATATTGTCAGGCATTTCATCAGGTTCTTTCAATTCTTTTTGAATTTCAACAACATCTTCCCAGCGATATGTATTAAAAAGGTCATAAACATATGAGAATGGTTCGTCTACTCCGATTTTATCACCAAATTCCTGTGCATAAAATCTATCGAATTGTAGCCATCTGGCTCTCATTACTTCATTGATGTCAATACCCACTATAATTTTATTACTCATTCTTATTTTCTTTTAAATTTTCCAATTGAAATTGGAGTTCTTCTTGTAATTTTTTCATCATTTCAGTATGTTCTTGAATTAATTCTGCATCTGTGATATATTTTGGATTAATACATTCAATCCGAGTGTCAATTGATTGTACAGGTATTACAATAATTTCACCCTCGAATGTGGTTGGTACTATTCTTTCTGAAAGTTTTCTTATATAACCTTGAATGTCCTCAGAACGAATACCCTGTACCCCAACATATATTACTAATATTTTAGTTTTCATGCGTAATTATTTTATCTGTTTCGACAACCTTTTGTTCAAGTAATAATGTTTTACTATTAACAATTCCTATATTTTTTTTCTTTGGTTTCCTCTGATGTTCCAAATATTTTTCTTCAATAACTGCAATTATTGGATTTCTAACATTAATATCATCATTACTCATTTCAATAACTCCAATGTTTCCTGTATTATCATACATTTCAAGTAATTGTTCCAAAGAACTTTCGTGTTTGTTCTTCATATCAATTTGATTGATATCACCAAGAAGTATAAGTTTAGTATTACTTCCAATACGTGTAAGTAATGTCAAAGAATTATCAAGTGTAACGTTTTGCATCTCATCGGCAATGATAATACAGTCATCAAGACTTACACCACGCATATAAGCAAGAGGAAAAGGTCTAATAATTTCCTTTTCTAACAATGTTTTCATAGAAGACTCAAGAATTAACTTCTCCATATTAATATAGTAACTCCACATAAATGGGTCCATCTTGTCTTTTAAATCGCCTTTAAGGTAGCCTAATTCTTCTCCCTTTAGCGTGGTGACCGATTTAACTAAATATATTTTTTTAAATCTATTATTTGTCTTTCTTAAGAGACTCAAAGCATATGCAATTGCTACATAGGATTTTCCTGACCCTGCTCGTCCAGCACAAATTGTAATTTCATTATTCTTAATGGAGTTTATTAATTTTTTCTGACTTTCATTTTTTGCAATAATTTTAATGTCACTTGGTAAAAGTTTACCTATTTCTATTTTTATTTTTGATATTTCAGCAAAACTATTAACCGAAACCAATTCTTCATAATCTTTATCTTCTTTAATTCTGTCTCTGCCCATAATTTTATTTAATCAGATACTTTAAGTAATATTATTTATTTTAATTATTATCACTTCCATATGCTTATACGTAATTTAATTTAAAATCTTGAATCA